ATATCTTCATATACTTTACGCATATTACAAAAGCCTGTAATACCGTAATTTGTATCGCCGGGGTTAACACAATATAGCATAAGAGTAATTTGTTTTACATCTTTTCTTAAGGTTCCATTACTGTGCCAACAAAGTTCTAAATCAGCAAACAAACCTATTTTATTACCTTCGTTGTCTCTTGCATTAGTGACTCTTGTAATTTCTACAGCATCAGGATCAGTAAAGTATAATCCTTCTGGACGTATGTATGTCTTACCTATACGATTTACAACTTCTCTCAGTTTTTCTTTATCGTCTGGAATGTCTCTTAATAAAATTAAATGATGTTCGGGTATTGCTTTTACAAAGTCTTTAAGTTCTTTATCAGACGCATTTAACAAATCAAACTTTGCTTCAATACCTCCTGCGTCATCTATATCTCTAATTTTTTCCATTAAAAAACTCCTTACGCAGTATTTACATAAGGAGTTTAAAATATTTGTTAATATTGAATATTAGTTAAGATCCATCCAACCAGGTGCGCCCCCTGCTGGTAAACCGTTTGCTAAATCAATATCGCTAACATAACCTATAAACTTTTGTGTAGATTGTAAATAAACAAGCATTCCTTCTACTGGTTGCGGAATTGCTGCATCACGTGCAGCAGCATCTGCATAAACGCCAGGTTTAATTGAACCTTCTACATCTAGTGTCGCTGTAGGTGCTATAGTACCCATGCCAAATTTACCATCACTAGAAATAGTTAGTTTATTTGCATCAGGTAAGTTTCCAGCACCGTCATTTTTTGATATAGTAAATAGTGTATCTGATGTACCCATTGTAGCACTATTTCTATCACCGTTAGTGTCAATAGTTTTAAATATTATAACACTGTGTAAATCACCATCATATAAATCAACTGAAGGTTGATTATTTGTAATAGTAAGTACTGGAACACCAGCTTTTGAAATAGTAACATTTTCTAAATTAGCATCTGTTGCTGTAGCAGTTGTTGCTGTTAAAGTATCTGTTTCAACCAATGAGTTTAATACATTGCCGAGAACATTACCTGTTAATCCGTCAACAACTATTGTACTATCATCAGCAAATACAGATCCAGTTAAGTCACCAGTAATTTCTCCTGTTAAGTGATTAACAATAGCAATACTTAAATCTTCATTAAATACACTACCACGCATAGAACCATCAACGTCACCAAAGAATGCACGAATTGTACCATCAACAATAACTGTGTTATCTTGTGCGTACAAAGAACCTGTGTTATGATCTAAAATTAATGTTCCGTCATCTTTCTGTATATCGAGTCTACCTGTTCTTCCATTTGTATCAATTACTCTTCCAGGAGTAAGAGATGAATCCCAAATATCTCCGTACAGATCGCCAGTAAATTTATTATTAGCAACGTCTACCATTCTAGTACTATCATCAGCTATAATGTTAATTCTAAAATCTTGACCTGCTTGAATAATGTTGTTGAGTAAATCAGCACCTAAATCATCTCCTGGAACCCAGTTTGCTCCGTCCCATTTAAGAATTTGATTTGTTGCTGGCGGATTTGTAATTAAATCTACATCGTTTAATTCGCCTAAAGTAAGGTTTTCTGCTGAATTAATAATTAATCCCCCCACAGTGGAACCGTCGCCAACATATAGCGATTTAGTATCTGTGGTGTATATTAATTCACCCTCAGCCGGTGTAATTAGTAATCGTTGCGCATCTGTACCGCGTCTTAGACGTAATGCCATTCTATAACTCCTGGTAAACTCATCTGTACTTTCTTACAAGTATTTATGCCTTTTTAAAAGATAAGCAGTCATTACTTACGCTTCTTCATAAAACTTCTAGTACGAGCTTGTACATCTTGTTTAACTTTAGCGGTATTAATACTAAAATCTACACGTTTTATAGCATCGTCGTATTCGTCAAAGAAAGACTGTAATGTATTTTCTAACGACTTGGTACTTTTGTCTTCTTTTAAATCAATGGCCCATACTTTGCCATCGTGAAAATGAACGTTAATGGAATCAAGATACTCCATTGGTACGGCTTTAATTTCAACATCCTTTAAAACTTCCGGCCAATGATTAACTATCTCTGGCGGAAGTTTGTTAGGCACTTTCTTTACTCTTTACTGTCTTTTTCTTTGTAGGAACAAGTGCTTCTGCTTGTTCTCTTAATGCTTTAGCTTCTTTAAACAGTGCATCAGCCTGAGAACGGTACTGAGCCGCTAAATCTTCGTCAGTTAACACTCCAGTATCTGCAACAGGAGCTTCTTCAACAACAGGTGTTGCTTCGACGTCAGCTGCTTCTTTTGTAGTGCTGCCATCTGACATTGCAAGATCTGCTACTGTAACACCTTTCTGATCAGCAATAACTTGATTAAGTTCGCTTAATAAGATAGTAGTTTGTGTATTAGGAACCATTTCAACAGAGTCTGTTGGTACTTTAGCCATTTTACCAGTTCTGTGGAAACGTGATAACATATTACTACCATCTGACAGGCTTGTTCTTGCCATTACATCTGCAAATTCATTTGCACTTTGTCCTGCATCAGATTCAACTGTTTTCATTAAAACGTCATGATCAGCAGCTTCTAAATTTTCTGTAGTTACTACAATTGCATTTTCTGGCTCACCAGGAACAACTCTATATGCAACTACTACCTTTCTTTTGTTTTTAACCATACGGCCTACGTGCTTAATCGCCATTTTTATTCTCCTTGTTTAACAGATGACACTGCTTGTAAGAATGCTTCTAATTTATTGTATGTAGCACCTACAACAGCTAATTCACTTGCTTTAAATGCACCGCGTTGTGTTGAAACATCAATAATACTTTTAAGTGCTTGAAGATCCTGCACAGTAAGATCAGGAGCAGCAGATTCTTGTGCTGGTGCTTCTTCAGTCGTTGGTGCAACTTTTTCTTCAACCTTTGTGTTATCGCTCATAATTTAATCTCCTATAATATTATATATGCGCACTTTATTTATTTGTACTTCAAATGTGGACATGCCAACATGAAAAAGGACAATTCTTTTGAGTCTTCGAACCCTATTTTTACTACACTTACAATAGTATTACTATTGTCTAAGTCTACATCTTTTGCAATGTAATAGCGACCTTTTAAATTTTGATGAATCCATCTTTCTACAGCGTCTTGTATATTGTAGGTAAACGGAATATTTGCACAATCGAAATGTCTAGGAAGATGTGAAACCTTCCTAGCTTTAAAAACATTTAATGGATTTATTTTTAATTCAAATTGCTTCATCATAATGAACTGTAGTACCAAATGGTCCTTGTAAACTTTTATCTCTATTACTATGTATTAGAAATACTGTTTCACAGTAATCTGGGTCACCCCATGAGTCCCATGCATAACCATCTGTAAACATAATAAATTTCTTAGGACGGATGTCGTTTTCCTTCATGTATTCCCAGTTTGCCATAAAGTCTGTTCCGCCACCACCGTGAATTTCGTAGTCTAGCAAGTCACGTCCGTCATCTGCGGTAAAATCATCTTCATTATAAACAGCAGTATCAAAGCACCAAATTTTAATTCTGTAGTCTTTATATTCTTCCATAATGCCTTTAACTTCACCTAAGAAGTCTTGTGCTTGTGCATTGCCTATAGAACCTGACATATCCAAGCCAATACAAATATCGATTGTATCCATAAAATCCATGCCTGGAAGTACAGCACCAGTATGCCATGATTTGCGTGAAGGCCGCATAAATGTATAATCACTTTTAATAATTGATTGGATTTGTTGACGTAATATTTGACGCCAATTCATTTTAGGCTCGGTAAGTTCTTTAATCAACCGTGCTACACCTGCAGGAACATTGCCGGCGCCTGCACTTTGAGCAGAACTTAACATAGACTCTTTAATCTCGTCTTTAATTTTCTTAAGTTCTTCTTTAGAGTACTTTGGTTTTTTCTTGCTTACACTGTTGCCGTTTACATCTTTTTCTTCACCGGCATCGCCATCTGCAGAACCTTCACCGTCCTCAGGATCTAAATGCTCGTCGAGCATTTCTCCCTCTTTTTCTAATTCTTCTAAAAGTTCTTGTAATTCTTTACCACGTTCTTTTGCTTCTTCGAATAATTTATCATAAATTTCTTCTGATGTGTCTGCTTCGTATCGGAAGTCTTGATAGCAATCAACTATGCTAGGTTTCTCGCCAATTTTATCTCGTACAAGTGTATTGTTTACTTTGTAATCTGCGGCAATGTTATACAGCATCGGATGACGATCGCCTCGACGTTCTAAGTGATCAAATACCATATGTAAGATTTCATGTGCAATAACAAATTCAATTTCTTTGTTTGACATTGCGTTAAAGAATTGTGTATTGTAAAATAAATTTCGACCATCTACTGCCGCTGTGGGTAACCAGTCATCTGCAGCCATAATACGCAAACGAGTTGCCATATTACCAAAGAAAGGATGTCGAAGCAATAAACCTACACGAGCAGTAATAATACGATCGTATACTTCTACACGCATTACCTCAAGTGCTTCGGGGGTCATATCTGGATCAGGTTGCCAGTTTTTAAGTTTACTAGCAGTATCTTTTGCGTTTGCTAAAACAGCCATCAGTGCCTCTCATTTCCTAACTTTATGTATATATTATAGCAATATTTACTCAGTTTGTCAACCAGAAAATTTAATTCAAAAGAACGAACGAGCTCAAAAGAGCCCGTCCGTTTGGTGTCTTATGCTCCTTGTGCAGCCTTAATATACTTGCCATAACGATCGTGGAATTCATCAAAGCACTCCACTTCGTCTGGGTCAATTGGAAGAGCATATTGTGTAAGAGCAAGTTTAATGCCCATTACAACTAACTCAGTTTCAAAGTTATCCATTGCAAAGCGTAAGAAGTTGTTGACTTTAGAGTCAAATTTCTTATCACCTGCATCGGCTGCTTCTTTGAGTTCGTAGCATAGTGACACTGTAAGAGAATACTTAGCACTGATTTCTTGTGTCTTAAGTTCTTTTACTTTGCCCAGCAATACATCTGTTGGGTTAGGTAACGAACCTGCTACACTACGATGAGCCATAAACTTAACTGCAAGACCTTCACCAACTGCACCTGCAACTAGATCAGTAGTAGTACCATCATCGATGTTATCTTCTAGCAACTCGCTTACAAACGACCATGTACGAGGCGTTGCAAAAGAACGACTAGGTGATTTAGGATCAAAGTCATACAAATCTTGTTTTGCAAACTGCAAATAACCTACAACGTCCTGATGTACTTTGTTATCTACAGCCCACTCAAACCAATCGCCGAAGTCGACAGCCATTTCCAAATGGATAAAGCGATTAGCAAGCGGAGCAGGCATACGATATGTAACACCTTTGTCTGCTTCACGATTACCTGCGGCAACAATCATAACATTGTCGGGCAGTTTATAAGTACCAACCTTGCGGTTAAGAATAAGTTGATAAGCCGCTGCCTGTACAGCAGGAGCCGCAGAGTTCATTTCGTCTAAGAACAATACAATATTGTCGTATTGTGCCGCAAAATCTTCTGAAGGAAGTTCACTCGGAGGAGCCCAAGACATTGTACCTTCATTAGAATCGAAAAACGGGATACCTTTAATATCTGTAGGTTCCCAAAGTGAAAGACGAACGTCAATCAAATATGAGTTGGGCAAACTATCTGTAACTTGTGCAACAATGTCTGATTTACCAATGCCTGGAGGACCCCAAAGAAAAATGGGTCGTTGTTTAAGCATTGCATGTTTAATTGAAGTTTTAGCCTTGTTTGGGCTAACTGTGCGAGTAATCGTTTCCATAGTGTATTCCCTCTTTAGGATCAGTGCTTAATTTCTTACTATGTATATAGTATAGCATCAGTACACAAAAGGTCAACCTTTTTTGTAAAAAAGATTCCTTTAAAAATCAAAGACTTATAATTTTTTTCCGGTTATTTGCAATGTGTAGCGTGTTTTAGTACCTAAATTTGCGGCAGCATGTGGAATATCTGAGCTCCATAATACGTAGTCGCCTGCTGAATAATCGTTTACTATGTAATTGAGTATTTCAAAATAGTGTCCGCTTTGCCAGTCTTCTAATGCTACTATTGCCCGCCAAACTTGATCTCGTTTTACTTTGTGAATTTCGCAATACTTCTCAAAGTGATCAACATGCTTAGGCATTACAATACCTGTACCCATTCGGTAAAATGTAAACCCGCAGTCTTTTAAACCTATTTGTTCTGCTACATCGTGTACCCAATTTGGCATTTTATCTTGATCTGCAAACATATCTCCTGTATATGTTTCATAGTTAAATCCTTGACGTTTCCAAGTTTCAACATCGTTAGGATGTGCTTCTTTGTGTTTATAATTAAATTTTTTATATTCTTTCCCCCATACAGGTTTTACTTTTCCTCGTAACCAAGTGTCTGTCATTCCTTTTCCTGTCTTTTCATTGCTTTAACTAATCCGTATTTCCGTAAATCTCCGCTAAAAAGAGTAAGTTCGACTGCTTTCTTTTCATTTGTTACGGTAATACTTCTGTTTGTAAGGTAGTAAGGACAATCAATAAATTGATCTAAAAATATAATAACTTGTGTAGTGAGTGGCATATCTTTCGGATATGGTATGTCATACACAGCAAGACCAATTTCTTGTAGTAATTCATAACCAGTTTCCGTTAGTCGTAACCCACCGGTTTTTTTAGTTCTGCTGTTTTGCCACCATAAAGGCATATACTGTTTGACATTAGCCTCTGTTATTGCTAATCCTTTTTCTTTTAAAAAGATTTTAGTATATGTTTCTTTCCAGTTCATTCTTCAGTTTCGACTTCACCTGAAGTTAGTCTGTATACAGCAAAATCTTTACAATTAAACATTTCATTTAATTTTTTAGAAAGATTATGAGCATGGCCTGGATTTGAAAAAGATACTTTTTTGTATTTTGGACCGGGATAGCTTGTTAGTGAATTTGAACTTTTTAAATTAAAAGGCTTACCTTTATAAAACACTGCCCAAATAGCATCTGCTTCTAATATTTGTTCTGTTTTATAAGTTTTATTATTAGTAAACTCTAAAATAATAGTAGGCTTTGGTCTACTCATATGCGTAATTCCTTAATTATATACGCATATATTTATCTCTTTTTAAAGTTATCTACGTAGTTTTTACCAACTGTTGCCGCCATCCATTTTAACTTGAATTATTTCGTCGTCAGTATTTGATTTATTTTCTAAAAATAGTTTTTCTAAATCTCCAGTTAATCTAGACATTACTATTCCTAGTGTAAATGCTAAATTTTTAGCTTGTTGCATATCCATACGGATTTCTTTTACTCTACTATTTTCGGCACTTTTAACCTGTTGTAAAAATTGCTGAATAGGAATGGTGTTTAATGGTTCATTTTGCATTTGCTTTTGATAACTCCTGACGCATTTCTAAATCGGTTTTAAACGGCCCTTTAGATTCATAACGTTCAATTGTAATTAGTTTAGGACAAAATGATTTGACCCATCCCTTGTCGAAATTAATAATATAATAACCTGCACAATACATACTTTTCGATTTATTACTCTTTGTAAATAACGGCAACTTTTTTCTAACATCATACATTTCATTGTAAGGTTTAACACTAGTAGGAAATCCATGAACATCATTATTTGAAGAAGTTTGAACCGATTCTTCAACTTGATCGCCCCATACAATGTCATAGCCAAATTTCTTTTTCATTTGGCGTTTATTATCGAAGAAGCAGGTTTCGATAGAATTACTAAACATATAACGATCTTCGTTACGGCACATGGTGCCTACACGATAACCGTCGTCTTCAACAATCCAAAATTTGTCTTTTAAAACTGGTTTTGCTTTTAATGTCATTTAGGATACCTCGCTTGTAATGGTTCTGCATAGTGTTGTGCTTGATCTGCAATACGTTGCATATCCCATTTAGCACAGAACTTCATAAGACGCAAACCAACTTGCGTAATGTCCTTAGGTTCTACTTCTGCAATAGTGTTATTAATTATCTCTCGTATATCTGCAGGTTGTGCAGATAAATCACAAAGTGTTACATTACGATTATAATCGTCTAGTACACGGTGCTCATCGCCGTTATGATCTGTCCAACGCTGTAGCATCATGTTATTCCAATTAAAGCCTTTACTATTTTTATCTTCAAATGCTTCGATAAGTCCTACCTTGTTCTTTGTGCCTTTCTTGCGAACACCTGGATAAGCACTAAACACATTATCGCTAGTGTCGCCACGCATACATTTCTCAAACAACATAAACGCAGGATCAGGTGCAGGTTTAACTTCTTTAGTTTTCTTGTCAATTACAGGCTTGCCTTTGTCGTCAAAGTAGCCTTCATGTGTAATAGTAACATTTTGTATGCCATTGTACTGCTTTACATTAGGTGCAATTAATTGTGCAAAGTCGCCATCTGTACTAATAATAACATGATTGTCATTAGGATGATTCTGCACCCAACCTGCAATTAAATCATCTGCTTCTAGTTGCGGATGACGCATCATAGTACAGTTAGTCTTTGTACCAATAAAATCTTTAAACTCGTCAAAGATTTCCCAAAACACAGTATCTTCTTCTGCTTGTGCTGGAGTAAGTGCATCACGGGCTTCTTGTCGATTACGTTTGTAAGGCTCATAATAGTCTTTACGCCAAGAGCGACCTTCTAAACAGAATACAATATGATCTGCATTAAAGTCTGTCCAAGCCTTCTTAACACTGTTGAGTGTAATATGAAGAGCCATACCTACTTTAGTATCAATATCTCCACGCACAACGTGACGAGCTCTAAAGAAAGTGTTTGCAGTGTCTACTAATATATATGTTGCCATTTTAAACCTTTAATTTATTAGTTTACATATACTATAGCATAAATGTGCTAAATTGTCAACCATAATTCAAAGCAATTGAAATTCTAGGTTCTTCGTTAGTGCCCTGTTGTACACAATGTTTAACGTACGATCTAAAAACGAGAAGTGTGCCAGCTTTTGGTGCAATCTGTATACGTTCAAAAGTTAAGTCATTCATTTGGGTAATGCCAGTTACAGAAAACATGTCAGGCACATGGGGACTTTCAAATACAATATTTCCGGAACCTTCCGGAACACTAGGATAATAAACGCAACTAAACACACTTCTAGGATGACTGTGATACTCTTGATATGTTCCTGGCTCGTTAACATTTGCCCATGCGCTGTTACAAACGTGTTGATGCTCTGAGTTGTGTTCTTGCGTAAATGCGTTTATATGTTCTTGTACAGCAAGGAACAGTGGCTCAAATGTAGCATCTTCGAGTAAGTTAAATATACTATGTGTTGTGTATGTTCCACCTTCCCATTCAACTCCGCCTGAAGGAATAGAACGTTTTAAATCTAAAATTCTCTGCGACCAGATTTTATTTTCGTCCGCAGTAAAAAGATTTTCTTCAATATATATTGGTGTTGGAAAATAGAGATTTAATTGCGCCATTATGAAACTTCTTCCGGAAGATAAGATAACCATCCTGTAACAATATACTTTGTTTGTGTAGGAGAAGGAATACCCCTATGTGTATGAGTCCAGTCAGCTGGCCAAATAATTGTTTTACCTTTTTTAGGTTTTATTTTCAAACTTTGATAAAAGAATTCTGTTTCGCCACAATCAGTTATATCATTTAGATATGTCATAAAAACTAAATTTCTTAGACATACTGGCATTAAAGCTGCCGCTCTCTCAGTATGCCATCCATGAAACGCTTGATTTGGCGGCGAATATCTTTTTATGTTTATTGGCTCTATTATTCCCCAAGGTGCATAATAATCTACATACGTAAATTTTTTTACATATTCTTTTGATGCAATTACTAATTCTTGGAAATATCTTTGATAAAGATTGTTGTTTTCATTAAGATTACATTGATCACAATCTTTAATTTCTAGATTTACTTCACCCGGGCCACTAGTACCTTTATAAATTGAGTTACTTTCTGTTTCAAAATAATCAATAATATCATCACATAGATCTATATCTTTAAGATAAAACTCTTCTATAAAATTGGTCATGAAACTTCGGATTTACTATTATTAAGAGGCACAACGTTAATATAGCCTGCACCTCTATCAGTACTTTGTCCTTCAGCTTCTAACATATTGTAAACAATATCGCGAAACCAACGATCTACAATTTCTTCTTCAGGATCGTTTTCGACACCATACCCATTTTCGATTAGTTGTGCAATAAAGTATTTGTTCCAATCGAGTTCAAAGAAACCGTTTCGAACATTATCTTCATTCACTTTGACATCTAGCACACTAACCCACGGTTCTTTGCGCCGTGTAGCATATTCTTTTGGATCACTTTTTTTGAGAACTTCTAATTCTTTTTCTTCTAGTTCTTTTTCTTTTTTTGTAATGCCTGTTATATCTTTTAAAAACTTTTTCATAACTGCCTCCTTACTTTTTCATATGTGTCTTCTGTAATCTTTTTACCACGTATGATTTCAAGATCTTCTTCACTAAGTCCCCCAGGCATTCCCGAATAGCGATATGTGGAGTCTTGGAGTAAATCTCCATCCTCGTTCCATACACGCTTCTGCGACTTCTTTAACGTTGAGGGAATATTCTTCACTGCGTCCGCCCAACGGCATAAGATATACTGGACATTGTACCCCGGCACTCTTGTAAGCGTCCACAGCCCTTGTGACTTCATCAAAATCGTTTTGATTAGCGACAACAAACTTAAGATAAATGTCACTGCCGTTAATATGGCTATACTGACTAGCGACATCAGGCAGTATAGCAGTATCCCAAGGTTCTCCGCTAACGCTAAGTTTTGGGGAACAAGACCACGTAACTGTAAATCTTGTTTGATTGTTGAGATAGTTGTAGAAATCGTCATGTAGACGTTGTGTAGTGTTTGTTTCAAATGTAACATTTTTTAAGTCCTGCATCTTTGGATGCTCAAATAAATCTATGTAGAGCTTTTGCCATGCAAGCAACGGCTCTCCACCTGTCATAATCAAATGAACATCTTGTCCATTATCCATTGTCCACTTACCTTCTGGAGTAAGTGAAAGCAGATGCTCGACTACTTCGTCTACTTCTGCAAGTTTGTTAAAGTCTTTGAACTCGGGATAGATACTTGCATATGTATCACAACCTGTATGTATAATTGGCAAGTCATTAAACTCTTTTGTAGTTTTATGTACACCTGCATCAATTAATGCTTTTACTTCATCGTTGTATCTTTTACCTTCTTTGTGCAGTGTCCAACGATCTTTTGTTTCACCTGTGCCAAAGTTCATGCAACGAAAGTTACAACCAAATGTGCGTAAGAATACACTAGGCACTCCTACAAACTTGCCTTCACCTTGCACACTATAAAATGCTTCTGAGTATCTTAATTTCATAACATAGCCCTTTCTTCTATAAGTTTATGATGCCTCGTCCAGTTCTTACTGTTAGTAAAATAGGAATTTAAAATTTCTGTTGTAAAGTTCTGAAACTTTAGTCTCACTTCGTAATATCTCATTGAATCAATATCTTTATCTTTATTTGGTGCATAAAATGTATTAGGGTTATAAAAGAAAAAAGAATCAGGATCTAATAAAATAATATCTCCATTATCCTTATTAACCATTATATTTTCTTTATGAAGATCAAAATATATAAAAGGATAATTATCTTGAAAAAGAATTATGTTAGATAATAATCTAAAATATTCAGAAGTTACTTTGTTTACATGTGTATCATACTTTGTTAAGTATTCTATGATATTAACATAGTTAGATAAGTCAATGTGTTCCATAGTGACATGAACGCTATCTGCGTCTATAACTTTTACTGCACAAGGCTCTAGCTGACTAAACTGATTGTATACATGAATCCAATCTTGTATATTATCGTTTAGCAATTTACTATTTTTTATAAAAGCCTTATTTGCCATTAGCAGCTGAACTCCTGCTGTAGTTTAATATTGTCAAAGAACTCTTTCTTTGTGCCAGGATCATCTTTAAACGCACCTTTAAGCACAGTTGTTTGTGTAAGACTGCTATGTGCCATAATGCCACGATTCTCACAACAACCATGTGTTGCTTGAATATACACACCTAAATGTTCTGCACCAGTTGCTTTAGCAATCTCACGTGCAATATCATTTGCAAGTTCTTCTTGTAGTGTGCCGCGTCGAGCGCACCACTGTGCTATACGTGTGTATTTAGATAAGCCAATTAATTTGTCTGCGGCAATAATACCAATATATGCAACACCTGCTACTGGCTGGTGATGATGCGAACACATACTTTTTAGTTCTGAACGAACAACTAGCATACCTTCGTAGCGTTCATCTGAGTCATTTGGAAATGCTGTTGCGCTAGGCATAGGATCGTAACGTCCTGCCATAATTTCATTGAAGTACATCTTAGCAAGACGCCGTGCTGTGCCTTTTGAGTTTGGATCGTTATGACGATCAATTAAAAGTGCATCTAGTACACCTTCAAATGCTGCTGTAGCATCTTCAATAAGTGCTTCTTTGTCGCCCTTTTGAAGGACTTCTGAAATATTGTCGCCTGCCCAATAGCGGATGTTTGCATCTTGCAAAC